GCTTGTCCCGCCTGAAGCGCCTGCTGTCCCATCGACTCAAACTGTTGCTGCCCGAACTGTGCGGCGCGAAGCTGGTTCTCAAACGTCGCGGCCTGCGCGACGCGGTTCGCCTCAAACTGCGCCAAGTCCTGTGACCCAGCCAACTCCGCCAAGCCCTGTCCGGCCTGCATCAACTGAGCGCGATCCTGCGCCTGCGTCTCTGCGGCTCGCTGCAAAAGCTGCGCGTCAAGGTCCGCCAAGGCGCGAGACTGTTGCCCCGCCAAATCGCCCATACGGCCACCGCCGATAGACGAAGCCGACAACCCGCGACGGGCCAGCTCTTCGTTGAGCTGCTTCTGTTGCGCTTGGTATTCGGCTTGAAGGTTCGCGGCCTGTGCGCCACGGATCTGCTGGAACGCTTGCGTGTTAAAGCGCGAAGGGGCCGCGCCAAACTCCTGAAGCTGCTGCTGCAAGTTCTGGCGCGTCTGCTGGGCCTGCGCTGATCCACCGAACTGTCCGAACGTCTGAGCGGTTGGGGTGGCTGGCGGCGCCGGACGCGCCACGCCTTGCTTCTGCAACTGGGCAAATGTCTGCGCCGGTTGCATTGCCTGACGCTGCTGGCGCCGCTGCATATCCTGCCCGTAGGTCTGTTGCTGGCCACCACCCGTGGTGTTCGTGGTACCCAGCATCTCATTGGTTCCGGGGAGTGACCCGAACGCGGTGTTGAAGGTGGCCATGTGTGTGTCTCCTTATGACGAGCCGTACTTGCGGTCCAGATCCTGCTGGTAGCCCCGCTGACGCGCAATCTGCTCTTCAACCAAGGGCATCAGATACTTGCGGATCTGCGCGTTGTTCGCCTCTTCAATCGCTCGGACCCGCTTCTCTTCTTTCAGGCGCTCGCGTTCCGTCTTTCGGTTGAGATATGCGCCCACCACCGAGCCAAGTCCTTGCGCGACACCACCAATTGCCGCCCCGCTTTCCCCACTCAACAGCTTACGCAGCTTGCTCATCCGCCCTTCGTTCTCGTTGGGAGTCCCAGTCGGCTCGTCCGGGTTGGTGAACATATTGCCACCCATCCGTGCATCACCACGGCGCGACATCCCAAACATGGTGCGCGGCTGCTGGCCAAGGTTTGCCAGCGCCATCGTCTGCGGAGAGACCAACTGGAACCCCCCTTGCTTGTCCATGCTGGACAGGGTCGGCATCCCCCCGATCCGATACGGGCTTCCGCTAAACGGATTGCTGTAGCTTGCCATCGTTACTCCGTGGCCTCAGAGGCCGGTTCAAGAATCGGCGCATCCTCAACGGGGAGCGCCAGTTGGACATAGGTGTGGGCGAACACATCATAGCGCCACCCCTCTTCCGGCTTGAGGTCCGGGGCGGCATCGAACGCGACCTGCGCGATGCGCTCCATCTCCTGCTGGAATCTAACCGCAAACTGCTGGGAAATTGACACCAGCCCCTCGTTGGCAGCGCGGTAATCCAAAGCGACCGGGACGGTCATCAGTAGCCCCCCTTCCGCTTGGCCACGACCTTCCGGGCCGTTTCCGGCATCTTGGCAAACGCCTTCTTCGGCGTGGCCTTGATGAACTCCTTGGCCACGGCCTTGCTCGGGCCGTCCTTCACCTTGCCAGCGGCAGCGGCCTGCATCAGCCGGTTCTGGGCCTTGCTCTTGATCGGCATTACTTGGCTCCTGTCCGCGCCACGGCGGCGTTATCTACGAGGTTGGGGTACGGTCGCCCAGCCGCCTTGGCACGGGCTTTGGCTTGCGCCTTCTGGTCGGCGCTGAGTTTCGTCGGCTTCTCCCCCTTCGGGGCAGGCTTCTTCCAGAACGCCACTTTGCGCTTGGGCATGGTTAGACGCGGTTGACGGTGAGGATGACAGACGGCGCAGCGGGGTGATTGTTCGCGGCAGGGATCTGCTCAATCCGGCAGTTGGTGTTCGTGGTCTCCCAGTACAACTGGACGTAGTCGTTCGCGGCCAGCGTCAGGAACAGATTCCACGCGGTAATCAGATGGCCATCAACCGACCCGTGCTTGCTGACGACCGTTACCCGTCCGGCGCTATTGGCGATGTTCGTCCCGTTCTTCTTGAACCACAGCCACACATCTTGGTCCTGCGAGTCGGCGTTGGCGAGCTGAACGCTGAACTGGATGTTGTACGTCCCCGCGTTCGCCACCTTGATCTGCGACCCACTGACCAGCGTGACGCCGTTGCTGACATCCGTGGTGTCAAACGTGACCAGCGTGGCGGTGTTGGCCGACGCTGCCGTCTGGTCGGTGGAGTCTTGGAACGCGCCGTGGTAGTTCCCGCTCGACCATGTATCCAGCGCCTGCCACGCGCCACTGGTGTAGATGTACGCGATCCGCGTATCGGTCGAGATCCAGAACGACCCTTCCGTGGCGCTGGCCGGTCGGCTGCTGTGCGCCCCAGACTGCACATGGATCGACGTATCCGCATCGTGCGCGTTGAACGCCACGCCCGTGAGGTTGTCGTTCGTCCGCACGATGTTCGCGTCAATCAACCCCGTGCCAATGTTGACCGGGGTGGTGAACGTCTTGAGCGTGTGGCGTGGCAAGAGGACAGTCATTGTGTAGCCACTCGCGCCTGAAGGTCGGTCGCCATCTTGGCAAACGGGGCGTCCCAGTTGCCGTAAGTTGTTTGCCTGTAGAGCGTTACCGAATCATACCACGGCGTCTTTATTCCCGGTATCGCCCACACATAGTACGGCAGCACCGGCACGACGATCCACGTGTCCACGCCCAGCGCGGCAGCACAATGCGCGATGGAGGTGTCGCTGGTAATCACCAAGTCCAACCCTGCAAGGATGCTGGCCGTCGCCTCCCAGTCCGGCATCTCATCGCGCATATCGGTGAACGGCACCTCGCGCAGATCGTCGTCCCGCTGGAGGCTGTAGGCGGTCACCCCCGCCGTGTTCGCCAACGCCAGCATCAAGTCCGCGTCAAACCGGCGGTGTTGCTGGTGCTCGAACTGTGGGTTGCCTGACCACCGGAACCCGACCTTAAACGCGCCATCCAACGGGCGTGGCGTGGCCGTGAGATACGGCGCACCGGACAGGTCAGGGTATTCCAGCTTCAAGACATACGGGGCGCTCATCGCTGGCACCCAATAGTCATGCGGCGGCAGGTCCACCGTCGTGTCAGGGATCGCCTCGCTTACCCCGTCGATGCGCCCCAAGAGACTAACGAGCGAGGGGTGCGTCATCAGCACCACCCGCCCGTGCGCGGACAAGTCTTTGGCAAACCGCGCATTGATGATGTGGTCGCCCAGTCCCCCTTCCGAGCGCAGGAGGATGGTCGGGTCTGGCCCACGGAAGATCGGCGCAGGAGTGTGAAGCGGCGGCGAGCCGAACACACTGAGCATCCGACCGGCGCTCATGAGGTCCATGCCGTGCCGCAGGTTCCCGTGCCGGAGTTCGTGCCACCCCAAGTTGAAGGCTACGCGAGGGTCGTCAGCGGGTTGGTCGCGCAAGATACGCTCCGACCAGTCCGCGTCCCCCTCAATTGCCAACTTGAGGGCCACATCCAACGGGTGCAGATCAGACATCAAACAGAACAGGCGCAGGGAACGGGATCGCGCTGGTGGGCGGCACCATCGGGAAGTTTACATCCCAGATCGCATCACCTAATCCCTGCGTCACCGTGTCCGTCACCGTCTGGACATATGGAGGCCACTGATCCTTGATGGCAACCGGCAACGCCGCGTACTCGGGAGAGGCCATGAACGTAGCGGCGAAGCTCAAGCGGCTGGCCTTGTCGGCTTCGACCTCGACCTGCTTCTCCGCGTTCTGCGCCGCCAGTTCTTCGGGCGTCTTGTCGCGCTTGGTGTAGGTGCAGACGACCTTGCGCGGCTGGATGTCAAACTGGATCGGCAGGAACACTTCGTATCGGTCCACAAACGAATCGGGACGAATGCACTCGGCGTAGTACCAGCCCAAATCCAATAGCTCAAAGTCGGACTTGTCGCCAAGTTCAGGGCCAAGAATCTGTGGGCCGCTTTGGACCGCACCATTCTCAACATAGCAGTACAGTTTTACGCCCATAGTTATCCTCTGATGGCGATTGATGCATAAGACCCAGAAGCAAACGCACTGCGTGTGCTCAACCAGTTTGTTGCGGTGCCTACTTGAACTGGACTAGAGCGCGGGGTTTGGTTCCCTTGTCCGAGTTGTCCAGTTTGATTGTTTCCCCACGCCCACAACGTGCCATCTGTCCTTACGGCAAGCGTATGAAGCTCTCCACATGACACTTGGGCCCATGTTGTCAAGGCACCTACCTGCACAGGGCTACTTCTAGCTGTCGCTGTTCCGTCGCCAAGGTTTCCAGATGGGTTATATCCCCACGCCCATAACGTTCCGTCTGTTTTGATAGCGGAACTATAAGTTTTCCCAGCCGCAATCTTGGCCCATGTTGTCAAAGACCCAACTTGCACAGGACTGCTGAACCCCCATTTCACTGTACCGGCTGGGGTGTAACTTTCTGATACGGTATCCCCCAAAACTCCCGGCTCACAAACACTAAATGTAGAGTTATACACATTGGGGAAGTTGCTTGGGCCGAGACCATCAAATGACGTATCTAAAATTGTACCAAACTGATATGTTGTTCCGCCGCCGCTACATTCTCCATAAGTTGCATATGCAACATAGTAGTCTGGATTGTTAAGCGTAGCCACGCCGCACTCGCCATTTTGATTGGTTCCCCACGCATAAAGCGCCCCGCTGCTTGATAGCGCGAGTGCGTGAGTTGATCCAGACGCAACCTCACTCCATGTAATAGCCGACGACACCTGCACTGGAGATGAATAGTTTGTCTGATTGATCGTGGGAAACGGCGCTTGAAGATTTGGTGAGGTAACTTGTCCTCCATATCCCCACGCCCACAAAGAACCGCCAGAGCGAATGGCGTGCGTGTAGTAACTACTTCCGTATCCGGTTGACAGCTTTGTCCACGAAGTCAAAGCGCCAATCTGTACAGGACTCGATCTGTTCGTGGTTGTTCCACTTCCAAGCTGACCAAAATTATTGTACCCCCACGACCACAGTGTGCCGTCTGTTTTTAGCGCCACCGTATTTAGATAGTTACATGACACAATATCCCATGTGGTCAAAGCGCCCACTTGGACAGGGCTAGAGAGGTTAGTTGTATTGCCTTGCCCAAGCTGCCCTTGGGAATTTGCTCCCCATGTCCACATCGTGCCATCTGATTTGATTGCGGCTGACTGGGTATTCAGATCGACGCGCACCCATGTTGTTCCTGTGCCGACTTGCACTGGACTGTTGCGGTTCGTGGTATCCCCAAGACCAAGCTGCCCAAAATTATTCTCTCCCCACGCATACAAGCTCCCGCTGGTGCCACCACCAACGGCTTTAAAAAGCCACCCAAACCCTCGCGCCGCCATCGCGCCAACTGTCGAAAGAACGGGCATCTATCGGACTCCGATCAAGTGAACTTGGTCTGTGCGGCCAACAGCGTGTACGTTGGCGTCGCGGCGGTCTTGATGACCGTGTAGGTGTACACATCAATCCCTGACGCATTGCCAGCGGTTGGCGCGGTGCCTCCCTGCCACTTCGGGGTGACGCTGCTGCCGTCGATCTGGTGCGCCGTGGGATAGTACGCCGTGGTGCCCTGCGTGACGAGGAACGTCACGGTAAGGGAGTCGCCCACCGCCAGCATCGTAGCAAGCGAGGTGCCGCTGGACCCGCGCAGGTTGAGCGTCCAGTTGGCGCTGGCGTTGCTGGTGTAGAACAACACCGCTTGCGTCAGCGCATCATAGTTAATGGTGCCCGTCGCCGCCGTCGCACTGACCGTCGCCCGTTCGATGACCTGCTGGAGATAGCTGGTGCCAACAACGTGCAGCGGGTGGGACGGACTGGCCGTGACGATACCGACACGGTTGTTCGTGCTATCGACCTTGAGCGTGGACGTATCCACGGTCAGGTCGCCCGTGACCGCCAAGCTGGTGAGTGTCCCCACGCTAGTGAGCGACGAAGCGGTGACACCCGACGCGAGCGTGGACCCCGTCAACGGTAATGTCTGCGCTGCCGTTGAAGGACACGCCGTTGATGTTCCGTGCGGTGGCCAACGTGGTCGCCGTCGAAGCATTGCCACTCAACGCTGCCGTGATCGTTCCGGCGCTGAAGTTGCCGCTGCTATTTCGCGCCACAACCTTGCTAGCCGTGTTGGCGTCCGTCGCATCCACCGCGAACGTCACCGCTGCACTGCCGTTGAACGTGCCGCCCGTCAGGTAGCTGCCAGCCGTCAGGCTGTAGGTCGTCGTGCCACCACCGCCACCGGATACCGTCGTCCATGACAGGGTGCCGCTGCCGTTGGTCGTCAGCACCTGCCCGTTGCTGCCACTACCCGACGGCCATGTGTACGTCTGCCCGTTCAGCGCCGTCGTGCCACTCACAGCCAGCGAGGTCAGGGTGCCTACGCTCGTCAGGCTGGAGGCCGTCACGCCACTGGCAAGGGTGCTGCCCGTCAGGGTGCCAGCCGCTGCCGTCACCGTGCCGCTGCTGCCCAGCGCAATCGCCGTGCCGTTCACCGTCACGCTGCTGTTCGCCAGCGCCGAGTTGGCAATCGCGGTGAAGCCCGACCCAATCGTGCCGGAGGTGAGCGTCCCGACACTGGTGAGGCTGGACGAGACGACCGAGCTGTTCAGCGTGGTGCCCGTCAGCGTTCCCGCTGCCGCCGTCACGGTGATGTTCGCTGTGCCATCGAAGCTGGTACCGTTGATCGTGCGAGCGGTCTGAAGCGCCGTGGCCGTCGCCGCGTTGCCCGTCGTGCTGCCGCTGGACCCTGTCACGCTCCCCGTGATCGGGTTGGTGACGGTAAGGTTGGCCAGCGTCCCCACACTGGTCAGGGACGAGGCGGTGACGCCAGAGGCCAGCGTCGATCCAGTCAGCGTCCCCGCGTCTGCCGTGACGGTGATGTTGGCCGTGCCGTCAAAGCTGACGCCGTTGATGGTCCGCGCCGTCGCCAGTGCCGTGGCGGTGCTGGCGTTGCCGGTCACGTTGCCGGTGACGTTGCCCGTCACGTTGCCAACCACGCCACCCGTGGCGGTGATGGCGCTGGTGACAGCCAGCGTCCCCGTGATCGACACGTTGCCAGCAACCGTACCACCGGCCAGCGGCAGGTAGCTGATGTCCGCCCACGCCGAGCCGGTGTCGAGGTACAGGCGCACCACGCCCGTGTCCGTGGTCAGCCACTTGCGCCCTGCTTCCCCTGCCGCTGGACGCGAAGCAAGCGCAGACGACTGGAGGTGGATGCCCGGATCGGCGTCATGATCGTTGTAGCCAGCGCGGAGGGTGTTGTCGTTCCCTCGCACCTGATTGGCGTCGATAGGGCTGGTGCCATTCACCGGAGAGGTGAACGAGGCAACGCTATGCTGTGCGACTGTTTGAGCCATCGTTATCTCCGTCCAAGCGCGAACGCTTCTAGCTGGAAGCGACTAAACACCGGCTGCGAACTGCCGGAGTCAATGATCGTAACATCAATGTAGTATCCCGTCCCGCCCATCGGGATGCGGTAATTCACACTGCCTGCGCCACCCCATGTGCCAGTGCCCCAGTAGGTGCCAGCGCCGCCCCATGTCGAGCTGTAGGTCGGCGGCAGGCTGTACGAGCCGAACGACTCGCCGGTGCTCCACTGCACACGGGTCTGGTCTGAGCCGTTGAGCTGTGCGGTGAGGTAGCCCCAACGCAACGACTTGGCCAGCGCATCGTCGCCGCAGTACAGGCGGTGCATCTGGACGCTCATCGCGTAGCGCGTTCCACCCGTCCCATCGCTGGCTACGTTATCCAAGAACACGCCGGGGGCATCGCAGACACTGACGTACCCAGAGGCATCTCCGCGCAAGACAATGGGCAGTCCTGCCGTGTTCAGGCACTCAAACAGATAGGTCGTGTCCGGTGACGTATAGCCCGTGTCCCACGGACCCGACCATGCGTTGAGGACCGTGTGATACTGGTAGCACCCGAAGTTGGGAATGGTGATCCACAACTCCTTCGTCGCCCGATTGATGACGCAGTTGATCTTATCGAAGTCCGTGGATGACAACTGCCGGATGATTGGCAGGATCGGATCAGGCTGCTGCGGCGTACCAATCGACGCCACCTCTGCTTCGTTGCAGCGGTAGAGTCCGCGCTCGGAGATGAAGTAGGCGATGTTCTGGCTGGCCACGATGCTGTTCTTGGCAATCGTGCCAACGTCCGCCGTCACCGCCTGTGGAGCCACGGTCAGGTCGTCCTGCCCATAGCCCGTGATGCGCGAGATACCGCGCTTGTGGAAGATCAGCAGCGAGGTGTTGATCGACGCCAGCCCGACAATCGCTTCGTTGCCAAACGTGCGAATGACAATCTGCCCACCGTCCGATGCGCCAACGCCCAGCGTATCGCCGTTGTTGAGCGCCGAATAGAAGATGCTGTCGGGATAGTCCGGGTCGCCGCACGACCAGAGCCGTTCGTTGTACACGGCAATCGCTGCCGCATCCGGCGTCCCGGCAAGATTGGTGGACAGGGCTGATCCGCTCCACTTGTTGAGCGGTCCCCCGTCAGCGATGTACACCACATCGTTGCCACTGCCATCACGGAAGTTGGCAAAGTACGAGGTGGTGGCAGACGCCAGTGTCCCCGTCTGCTCTGTCCATGTCCATGTCGTCGGATTGAACGCCGACGTAAAGAGCTTGCCGTTGCAGACCGCCAAGACGGAGACGGTGCCGTCGTCCTTCGTCCATGTGTAGCCGCCCGTGACCGGCTGCGCGGCAAGGGCCGCAGCGGTCCGCCGCGTTCCCCCGCGCTTGCTGATCGCGCCGTAGTCAGTCAGTCGCGCATTGGCAGCGGTACGGACTTGATTGTCCAGCAACGCCGCATCGTCAGAGACGCTGTTCAGTCCCCCGTCAAAGCGTGGCTGGGCGTCGAGTACGCGATCTCCTGCCGCCATTAGCCGCCGCTCCAGTCATACTTCTGGTCGGGGTACGCCATGCGCGTCGGATTGATCGTGCGACGGCGCAGATCGTCCAGCATCGACTGGCGCTCTTCGTTGGCCAAGTTGCGGAAGTTGTTCGCTGCCGCCACTTCCGCACCACCCTTGAGCAAGAGCTTGGCAGCGGCGCTGGCGGTGATGATCCCTTGATTGTTGTCAGGGAAATCAATCGTAGAACTGTCCGAGGACAGGTCGTTCAGGGCCGTGGGCTTGTAGTTCACGGCAATGTACAACGACGTACCAGAGGCCACAGGAAGCACCTGCACGTTCGTCCCGACCATGTAATACAGGCGCGGATACGTCGGCAGATAATTGGTGGTCGTGGCCAGCGGGACGTACTGGAAGGTCGTCTCGTTGTACAGGACGTTGCCGTCCGAGACGGACAAGACGCGATAAAAGTTGCGCTCGGCGTCACCACTGCCCGTGTTCAGGCTACTGAACGGAATTTGCCCGTTGGCATCCGTGGTCAACGTAAGCTGCTGAAACGTGTAGTACGGCGCGGCGTTGAGGATATTCGACCACTCCTCGTCATACACCTGCGCGAGAACGGTCTGGATAAAGCTGTCAGTCCACCGCGTGG